CGTCGTCAAGTGATTCAGATAAGACATTATTTAAGAATAACTGTTTTGTTTCCTCAAAATTACAATTACCCTTCGTGGTGTGGAGACTTATTATTTCTCTATTGAAAGTCTCTTTACCATATTTTTTTAAATCCTCTTTTAATTCTGGACAAGAACCATAATACTTTTTCCAATCCGATTCTTGTTTTACTTTTCTTTTTTTACCCGGTGGTTTTCTAAACGACCAAAAATACTTTCTACCAATGTAACGTCGTGAGTTGGACTTATTGGTAATGAGATAAACAAACCCGAAGTAGTCCCCAATATTAACACTATCAAAAGGTTTGTTATCAAATATCCATGGATTCTCATAACTTACATCAGTATTTATTTCAAAGCTCATTTTATAAAATTCAATGAGCTATTATTTATCTTTAACCGGGACAAACCTAGTCTAGCAATAAAAAAGCAGGGTGTCAAGCCCTGCTGTGTATTATGTGAGTTTTATATCACTTTTTCTTACGTGCTTCAATCTCTTTGTTCTGCCTCATGATGTCTGCGATACTATTAGAAATACCGGTGAAACCTGCCTTAGAAGGATCGGTTTGCTTCTTAGAGTCATCTTTGTAACCACCAGCAGCACGGGCAGCACGGCGGTTCTCGTCCAACTCAAACTCTTCCTTTGGCATTTTAGCACCAGACTTATGACGAGTTGTGCCTGCAGAGTCAACATAAGTTTCTCTTTCCCTTCTTGGAGTTACATAACCAACTCCAGGAACTACACCCGTCTTACCAGCATCTCTGGCAGCATTTCTTGCTGCTGCTCTCTGTGCTGCTCTCTTACGATTACGATCATAAGAACTCATTGCTTCACTCATTTCTGCTTCCATGATTGATTCAATCTCCTTCTCAGAGAACAATCCGGTTGCTTCTAGTTCTTCTTGGCGAAGCGACTTACGACGCTTTTTCTCAATCTGCTTACGAGTAAGAACTTCTCCTTGACCACGATTGGCATCAGGGTCGTAGTTATTAGGAGGAGTGTATTCTATTTTACTATTCTTAAATGTCTTAATGTTGTCTCTTACACGTTGAGTACGTTGCTTATTGCTCATACGACGTGAATCTTCTTCAATAGAGTCTGCCTCTTGGATTGCTTCTAGTTCTTCACCCATTCTTCTGGCAACCTTACCAGCACCTTTTTCTACTGCTCTTGCAGTGCCTCCAATTGCTTTCTTCAGTCCTTTCTTCAGAAGACTTCCAACCTTCCTTACAGCGCCTCCTACTGCCCTGCGAGTGCTTCCACTTGAGGAAGAACCAGAGGATGATGAAGACGATGAAGAACCGCTATCAGACGATCCAGAGTCACTTGAGGAACTCTTGGAAGCACTATCATAACCCTTCTTGAATTCAGACTTGGCAACTGATCCTGCCTTCTTGACTGTTCCTACAGCAGAACCAGCAGCACGACTTGCGCCCCTATATGCTGCTTTAGCACCTGCTTTTGCTGCCCCTGCAGCCTTACCAGCACCTGCTTTGAGAGCAGATCCTACTTTACCTACTGCTTTCTTGACCTTACCAATGACTTCTTTTCTTTTCGCCGCTCTTTCTGCAGATCTTTTGGAGGATGTGGTTGCTTTATTATATGCCTTCGACTCCTTTGATCCAGCAGGAGCATAAGGATTCATCTCAATCAAATATGTCTCATTCAAATTTGTGATGGATGCATCAAGAGATTCGCAAAGTGTTTCTTCTACACTTTCAATATCTAATCCCTCTTCTAGACACTCAAAGAAAAACTCTTCTACTGTTTCCTCTATGATTTCTTCTGTGAGTTCATCTACTTCCTCATCAGTAAATTCATCTAAAATCGTTTCAAATCTTGGAGCATATACACTCTCATAAAGAGATCTGAGTTCTCCGTATTCTGACTGCGACAGGGATTTCATTTTGACTACTTAAATATCCTTTATATGGATATTTATAAAAAAAGAGGGTCAAGGACCCTCCTTATATGAATCATAACCATCATAATTACCAAACATATAGTCATCAGTTTCTGCTGCTTTTCTATATGTTTCTAAAACATCTTCTGTTTTTAGACAATTACACTTACAATTTCCTTTACAACTGGAAACCAGAGAAGGAGTTTTCTGTAACGTCTTGTTTGATTCCTCCGACAATGTAAGATTCAACTTCTGTTTCTTGTGGTGCCACTTGAAGACCTTTAGAAGAGATCCAGTGCTCTGTCCAAGGTAGTGGATTATTTTTTGCAGGAATGTCATAGAGCGGTTTAAGTCCGATTGCTTTCATTCTACGGTTGGCAATCCATTCGACATACTGTTGTAGCAGTTTGTCATTTAAACCAATCATAGATCCATCTTTGAACAGATACTCTGCCCAATACTTTTCTTGATTGACAGCATTTTCAAATGCCTTATAGGTCCATTGTTCTTCTTCTTTTGCAATTTTCAACATCTCTGGGTCATCACCGTTCATCCAATTTTTAAGAATGTTCTGCGTGATAACCAAGTGTTGATTTTCATCTCTAGCAATTAGTGAGATAATTTTTGCGCTTCCTTCCATAAGTTTGAGTTCGCCAAAAGCAAAACTGCAAGCAAAGGATACGTAAAAGCGAATACCTTCAAGAATATTAACGTTTGCAACTGCTCGATAGAGTTTGCGTTTGAGTTCATATCTTGCCTCTTTAGCGTATAGTACGTTTTCTAATGCATGTTGCCATTCACAAGAATTATCATACTGATGTGCAGAATTGATAAAATCATTATACGCTTGTGTAACTGTCACTGCACGTTCCATAATACGATCCTCTTTGAGAATCGTATCAAAAATTTCAGAAGGATCTGAATAAACATTTTTGATTATATAAGTGTAGGATCGTGAATGGATCATCTCCATAAATTCCCACACTTTCATACAAGCCTCCAGTTCAGGAAGGGAACAGTATGGAGCAAATGCCATACCAGGACCACGACCCTGAACCGAATCCAACATAATCTGATACTTTAGGTTAGAAGTAAAGATATGCTTTTGTTCAGGTCGCAGTGATTGATAATCACCACGATCTTTCTGAAGAGAGACCTCTTCAGGTCTCCAAAAATAACCAAGTTGTTGCGAGGTTAGTCTATCGAAAATTGGATACTTGTAAGAATCATATCTCTGAATTCCAAGAGGTTTTCCAAAAAACATTGGTTGTTTTTTAGTATCAACTTCTTCAGAATTAAATACGGTCATAGAATCGACCATTGGACGTTCCTCTTTATTTGTCTTAAATCTTACAAGACTCACAGTCTTCCTCCTCTGCTGCTTCTAATTGACTGATTAAACTATCAAGAGACTGATTATTGGTTTCTTCAACCTCATCATTCTTGCTATCATATGTGTTTTGGTAGTAACTGGTTTTCCAACCGTACTTGTATGTAGTCAAAAGGTCTTGTGCCCATACTGAAATAGGAATTTCATTGTTAGGATATTGTGTTGGATTATAAGACCAGTTGCCACTTATTGCTTGATCGAAGAACTTTTGCATCACGGCAACAATATTAATATAACCGCGATTAGATTCCATATCCCAAAGAAGTGTATAGTTGTTCTTCAGGGAATTATATTGTGGAACAATCTGTTTAAGAAGCCCCTTTTTGGACTTCTTAACGGACATGTATGCTCTAGGAGGTTCGATTCCGTTTGTGGCATTTGACACAACGGAACTGCTCTCCGAAGGCATTTGTGCGGACAGTGTTGAGTTCCGAACTCCGTATTGCTTAACCTGTGCTCTAAGATCTTCCCAATCATATTTTAACTCATTGGGGACAATTTCGTCAACGTCCTTTTTATATGTATCAATTGGAAGAATTCCCTGCGAATACTTAGTGCGATCACTGTATTCACATGCACCTTTTTCCTTTGCAAGATTTACAGTTGCTTTAATCAGATAATACTGGAATGCTTCTGTAAGATCATGCACAAGTTGCCATGCTTGCTGTTCATCATAATGCCAACCATGCTTTGCAAGATAATGTGCTAGACCAATATAACCGATTCCAAGAGAGCGTCTTGCTTTAGTAGCGATTTCTGCTGCTCTGATGGGATATCCTTGAAAATCAATGAGTTCATCAAGACTCCTAACAGCAAGATCACAAAGAATTTCAAGATCTTCATGATCCCTAATTTTTCCAATATTAATAGCAGAAAGAATGCAAAGAGCAATTTCGCCATCGCCATCAATATGTTGTAGTGGTTTAGTGGGGAGAGTAATCTCTTGACAAAGGTTACTCATTTCAATCTTATCCAAGAAGGAAGAATGAGTATTACAATGGTCGATATTCATGATATAGAGACGACCGGTTTCGGCACGTTCTTTCAGAATGTCCAGAAAGAGTTTTTGAGATCCGACAGTTTTTCTTGGGATTGATGTATCAGATTCATAAGCATCATATAGTGCATCAAATCCATCAGTGCCAAAAGCATCATACAGACCAGGAACGTCATGTGGACTGAAGAGTGAAATGTCTTCGTTCTGGATGAATCGTTCGTAGAAGAGTTTGGAGATTTGGATGGAGTAGTCAAGTTTTCTGACACGGTTATCTTCTGTTCCTTTGTTGTTCTTCAGAACGATGATGTCTTCGATTTCTTGGTGCCAGATTGGGAAGTGGACAGTCGCTGAGCCACCTCGTATTCCATTTTGTGTACAACACCTGACAGTCGATTCAAACTTTTTAAGGAATGGTACAACACCTGTGTGTTGAACTTCTCCGCCTCTGATCTTACTGTTGATGCCACGGATTCTGCCTGCGTTGATACCGATGCCCGCCCTTTGTGCAACATATCTGCCAATAGCCATATCGCTAGTAAAGATACTATCGAGGGAGTCATCAGCATCAATAAGGACACAGCTAGCATATTGTCGAAGTGGAGTTCGCACTCCCGCCATGATAGGTGTGGGAATGTTGATTTTGTGTTTGCTGATTGCGTCGTAGTATCGTTTGACATAATCGAGACGGGTCTCCTTTGGATATTTAGAGAAAATAGTTGCCGCAATCATCAAGTACATGAATTGTGGCGTTTCGTAAAGTGCTCCAGTGCTTCTGTCTTGCACAAGGTACTTGTCAACTACTTGACGTAAACCTGCATAAGTAAACAGATAGTCACGACTGTGGTCAATATATGATTCAAGTTTATTAAATTCTTCATCACTATACAGATTGAGGATTTCTGCATCATAAACACCTTTATCAACACAAGTTTGAATGTGTGTCTTTACACTTGGAGTCTCATGCATACGTCCATACAACTGCTTACGAGTGGCAAACAAAAGTAAACGTGCCGCAACAAACTGATAGTTTGGATGATCCAAACTCACCAAATCAGAAGCAGAACGAATTAGAATCTCCTGAATTTGTGCAGTACTAATACCATCGTAAAACTGAATACCAGATTGCATTTCAACTTGTGATGCAGAAACACCAGCAAGATCCTTACATGCTTCTTCTACCATTACATGAAGTTTATTTAAATCAAGAGGTTCTGTCTTTCCGTTTCTCTTGACAACTTTTGTTCCGTTGCTCATATCTTTTTCCAATTGTTAAATTTAATCTTTGCTTCTAAACCAGAATAGGTATTCAATTCTAACATTTTTTGGACATTATGTCCAGCAATAACCATGTCGTTGATGTCCTTTTCTATGACTCCACTTGGCCAGATGACGACTCTTTCCCCTCTTGATATACACTTGCCAATTCGGTTGACAATTTCTCGATTGCGGGGCTCATTATCATAAACAAAAATGATACTGCTTCCCTCAAGACAACGAACATCACCATCACTGCCACACAAAGCCAAGCTATTGTTGATGAAAGTGCTGTCAAAGGGTCCTTCGACCAGGTAGATTGGTAATTTTTCATCGATTGTATCAAGTCCATAAATCTTCGGTGACTCCTCATCTAACATCACGGTGATATATTTAGTGAATGATTTTCCCAGTGCTCTGCCCTGAAAACCAATCAGATTTTTATCTTTATCATACATGGGAATGACAATTCTTGCCTCGTCCTTATTGATAGTATCAAATGTTTGTTTTTGAGTATTCGTCCACTCCATGAACTTGTCGGCATAATAAAACTTATCGGGATCTAATTTTCTTTTCTCCAGATACTGTTTAGATGCTGGAATCATAGATGCCTTTGGTAAATCTAAATCTAACTTTGTTTTAAATACTGGTTTAGTAAAATCAAATTTAGGTTCTTCAACCACAAATCCTTTTCCAGTATGACCTTCTTTGAATTTCTCCAATGTATATTGCTTGTGGAGCATCGGGTCAAGTTCTTTTAGAAAATTGTTGAATGACAAACTAGCACCACAATTATGGCACTTGAAGTTGGTGTTATTCTTTACAGGATAAATATACCCTCGCGCCTTATTTTTATTGCGTTGTGAGTCGCCACAGATAGGACATCGGAAGTTGTAGAGATCAGACTTGACCCTCTTAAATTTTTGCAAGCGTGATGAAACTAATCCAATATACTTGGAATCAACCAAATCCATTACAAAAAGACGTTACTTCGTGCTCTCTAATATAGCAGATTGTGATGTTGGTGTCAATGAAAATCCTATGCTTGGAAGAACTTGTAGAATTGTTACTGCAGTGGTAAGGACGGCACCAGCCATCCAGATCCATTTTTGGTTTTCTTCTATCTTTTTATTCTGATCATGAAACTTAAGTTTCACACCCTTATCAATATCTTCTATTTCTCCTTTTAACTCTTCTATCATTTTAATGATGAGTTTATCTGCTTTATCACTTTCATTCAAGCGACTCTCATGACGCTCTAGAATAATTGCGACTCTGTTACTATTTTCACTAATAGTAGCAACTGCTCTTTCAAGCTTATCGAGCATTTCTTTTGATAGGTCTTCATAAATATCGAGTTTAGATTCAAGGACTGCTAATTTTTGGAGACCGAATGCCATTTTACTTCATCCAGCGTTTTCTGGCACCAGGAAATTTTCCTCTACCAATTATAGTTGGCAGGTCATTCTTTTTCTTTTTCTTCTTTAGGTTTACTGGTGGTTCATCAGGAGGGAGACCAGCAAGACCACCACCACTTGCCATCATACCTTCTTCATTAAGGTTTTTAATAATACCTATAATTTTATCGAGATTCATTATACTTCTTGCAACATTAGTAAGCAGTGTTTATCTTCTTCGATAATATTAATTTCAGTTTTGGGATATTCTGGTATCCTTTTTAAGAATACCAGAAAACTTTTTATATAGGGCCAAAGATCTCTCTCTAAATTATAAAAAAGTAGGGGAACAGTAGCATCATTAAACACATTAAACAGAACGGTCAAATGATTCAATATGAGATGTGTCTTTAACTCACCAGTATTTTTATATCTCTTCAATAACCTTTTAATATATTTGATTCTTTTCAGGTCGTCATCAAAGTCATCTTTTGTGACTGCCTGAGGATTATCGTAGAATTTTATAGCAAAAAGTAAATAATTACTTTCATTCAATTCATCAAATCTCATACTCTATTCAATTATGGAGTGTAGGTGTCAGGGAAAGTTGCATCATCTTCGGCATCTCCAGTAATACCACCGAATCCGTTGGCATCTCTACCCATTGCAACTAATGTCTCACTCTTAACTCTCATTCTTCCATTAGAGTCAATATAAGTTGAAGCAACAGCTACCCAACCAGCATGTTGAACTGCAAAAGCACCAGCTTTTCCTTGAACTGTTACTGTTGCGGCAATACCAGTTTCAGCATTATCTACACCGAAGATATCGTCTGCACCATAATTGGTATCGTGCAGAGTATAACTTGGTTTTTGAGATGCGGTATAAGCAACTCCAGTTCCACCAAATTCTGGAATACCCAGAGTTAAAAACTGCGTAGAAGCAATCGAAATTTGAGTTTCTGAAGTAACACCGGTAACAATTGCTTCACCAAAGGTTTTACCAACTCCAATAGAAATCACATCGCCAGTGGAAATACCGGCAGTTACGAAAGTTGTGGAGTCGCCGTCAATAACCTTACTATTATAATCTACGGTTACGGTTCCTACTAGATCACTAAAAGTGTCTCTTACGCCCCAAAGAGCCATGTTCCCCTACCTATAAAATTCTTTGTATACAGATATTTATAAAAATTACTCCGCCTCTCTTGCTTTGATTGCTTTAGCAACAACCTCAAGAAGTTGATCGTCCATATCAGTCTTGGTCAACTTAACCGCTTTACCCAAGATAACAAGACAGATCTCAACCAACTTTTCACCGAGCTCTTCATTCTCCGGAATTTTGGTGACAGCATCTTTAATTACCTTTGTTGCGAGTGGAAGTAAAAATCCTAACATGATGGTTTCCAAATAACCTATCATATATAGGAACTTACTACTTATTTTTTGCTTTTTCTACATCTGCGGTAAAATCTTTGAACGATTTTTTAGATGGAGAATCAGCGTGTTTGAAGCTTCTTTTCTTTTTCTTTACCTTATCAACCTCTCTCATCTTGAGAGATTGACTAACACTTCTTCTTAAACTTGGTCTTCCCAGTGGTGGTTTAGTTTTATCAATTGCTCTCGCAACTTCTAAACCAATTCCCTCTTCAACTTTCTTCTTTTCGGGAAGTTTATCATGTTTAGTAGATGCAAAATCTTTTGCATCTTTATTCTTCATAGATGCTGCTGCTTGTGCAACCTCAAGGGAAGGTGCTTTCATCTCCCCCTTCTTTACGGCATGGACCATTCCCATAAACCGTTGTTGTGCTTTAGATACTGCAGGCATAATCAGTCTCTTGGAGAATCGTATTTTGCTCTTGCTTGTGATTCTTTTCTTTCTTTAGAAGTTAAACCGTGCTTTGCTGCTCTTTTTGCTTGAGCACCACGACGACGGTTTGCTGCATCACCTTCGGTCTCCTTTGCACCAGGAACTTTTTTTGCTTGACGGGAACCAGGATTCTCTTTACGGAATCTAGAAACTAATGCGGCAGCACGACCCTCTCTTTCGTATCCAGCAATTTTCTTACCTTGTGCTTCCACTTCAGGTTTTCTTGCTTCAGTCATTTCACCTTCTGGTTTAAAAGATTGCATTTGACTAATCTTTTTCAACATTGCATTTCTCTTACTAACCTTATCGGCAAGTGTATTCACTCTGGTAACACCACCACTTCTCACTTGTTTAACATCCTTCTCAACTTTCTTACCCATCATACCACCAGCACCCAATGCGATAGCACCTGCGGCACCTGCTGCTGCCATTCTCTTACCAAGACCTTCCTCAACTACTTCACCTTCCATATCATAGGACATCTTGAGACCCATTGCTCTCAACTTATTCTTTGCAAGATTAATTCTGGTTGGAACTTCTCTTGGATCCATTGCCTTTGCTTCACCTTCTTTTTTCGGACATTCGCAAGGTGACTTATCACACTTTTCGCAAGTATCACAAGACTCACTATAATTCAGAGGAAGTCTTCCTTGTCTTTGCATCTGCATTGTCTGCTTCTGCATCATAATCTTTCTCTTCAGCATCTTATCTTTATTCATAAGTTGCTGTCTTTCTTCTGGTGAAGGACCTTCTTTTGCTGCTGCAGCTGCTGCTTCCTCAACTCTTTGTGCTTTCAGAGCATCAAGTTCGGCACGAATGCTTTCACCGATGGTTGGATTAACCTTTACTTTATTCTTTCCCTTCATTACATCAAGTTTCTTTTCGCCACCCTCTTCCTTCTCATAAATGACTTCTTCTTTTGCCATTGCCTTCTTAATGGCACGATCCTTTACACCAGCATACTCGTGACGATCTGGTTCTTTGGTTCCGTCTCCGTCCCTATCGCCAACGGTGTTCTTACCTTTTGCAGGACCATACTTCTTCTCGTGCTTTTCACCATAAGCATCATCTGCTTTCTTTCTTCCAGTAATTTCAACAGAAGAAATGTTCTTGTTTGCTCTCAGTTCGGCAATCTTAGCACGGTCTGCTTTTCTATATGAAGTATTGCCAGTTGCCTTGTCTGTTACACGAATAACAAACTTCTGATCTGCTGCTTCTTCGATTTCTTCTTTACCAAAAACTCTACCGAATACACTAGATCTTGTATCCTCAACAATTTCATTGACCAACATTTCGCCGCGATCAACTTGCTCTCCAAATAACTTCTTCTTGACAAGTGCCTTTACACCACCAGGAGCAGGTGAAGATGAAAGAAGAGATCTATACAATGCTTGGACTTGGCCAGGACTCAAATTAGAACCTGACTTTGCCTTCATCTTTTGTCTTGCCTTATACTTAATGTCAGAAGCAAGTTGCGATGCTTGTTGCTCAAGGCTAGTATCTCCTGCCGCGTGACCCTTACGTGGTCCTTTGGACTCTTCAGAAATATGCTTACTCATTGGAAGATCTAATAATTCTTACTTTTTTCTATACTTATTTATAAATTGCTTTCCCCATTCACTTCCAGGAACCATTTTCTCAACATACTTACGATGAGCATCAGTTCCCACAAGTCTCTGATCGGAAGGAACACCTGATGGAGCATTGCTATTTGTCACTGCTTCTGATACATCTTTAATCCAAGATTTAAACATAATCTTATCTTCAGTGACACAAATCAGATGATTCGTTCCACGACGAATAATCTTACCAACTAGTCCAGTATTCACATTCTCTACCAGTTCACCAACTCTAAAAATCTTATCGTTGATAAAGTTCTCACGAAGTCCTTTCCAATCAAACTTCGGAGCAATCTCCCACAGATTCCATCCTTCTTTAATATTCATCGCAGAACGAAGAGTATTATAAAGTTCTCTTGCCTGCTTATTATTCAGTGATGAAGGAACACCTTTACGGAATGATGCAAAATCTCCTTCTGCTGCTGCCTTTCTTTGCTTGGATGCAGACATACCAGAAACATCATCACCATCAGGATCACGATCTCCTGCAGAACGAACTTCTACATTATCAAAGGCATATAGTTTTCCATTGTAATTATTTGAGAGTTTTTCAAACTCGGCAACACGATCACCACCACCAATAATACGAATACCAGCGTATCCGTCCATATGTGCCTTCTTCAGCACATCAAAAATTGTTCGATTCTGTGGATCATTAACAATCTTCTCACTATGATTTGGATACATCTGCCTCATAATAGAGACCTTTGTAT